TTACAGATAGATTTGTTAATTCAAGAGATACACGGATTCATTACAACTATAGATGATGTGGTAATGGTTGCTCCAATTATCAAAGAATATATGGATGCTTCTATAAAGAATGATGAACATCTTGTTAAATTAGCTGGTGTTCTTCAGAGAATTATAAGTAAATCAAGTGGTGCTGATGATGAGAGTATGTTATTATCAGATGCAGAAAAAGAAGAGTTAATGGGAACACTTCAAGATACAGTTACCGATTTACAAAAAGAAAGTGATAGATTATCAGATATAAAAAATAAAACAATTAATATAAACGAGGGATAAAATGGGTTCAACTTTTGTAACATCACCAAAAACAATAAAACAATCTTTTGGTAAAAAAGAAAAACTACCGGTATATTTTCAATTTGTTCCTGGAATAGTTTATGATGTTGTAACTTCTAAATCAAGTTTAAGAGCTGGAGATTCTAATCCAGGAAAAAATGTAAATTCAATAATAGCTAAACCTCATATACATGAAGGTAAGATAATAAGAGATGTAGATTTAAAAACTGAAAAATATAGATATTATCCATTACTTAGAGGTATGGTTGATGTTCCTACTAAAGGTGATCCAGTTTTACTATGTACATTTGGAAAAATAAAATATTATATGGGACCTTTAAATACTCAAAATGATGTTAATTTGAATGTTGATACTATGAAAGATTCCGCGGGAGTACCTAAAGGAATAACAACAGCTGCTTCTCTTGCAGCTCATATGGATCCAAATTATCAATTTCTTAGAGACAAATCTATAGGAGATACACCAGAAAATAAAAATTTTATTGAATCAGGACATAGTAGATTAGAAAAAAAAGTAAATAATTCTTTAGATCAACCACATTCATCAGATCGTGGTAAATTATTACCAGAAGCTTATAATGAGGTTCATGGAGATATGATGTTTGAGGGTAGACATGGTAATAGTATCAGAATTGGTAGTAGACATATGGATCCTTACATTTATATTTCTAATGGAAGATATGAAAATGCTTCGTTTGAATCTTTAGGTGATGGTAGTTTAATTAGTATAACATCAAATGGTGATTTACTGACTCATTTTGCAAAAGGTAATTCAACTCCTCAAGAAATGGATTCAGTTGAAGCTCAAGTATCTCTTGGTAATGGTCAAACATTGATATTACCAAGTGATAGGTCTAAAGCTGCTAAAAGATCAATAATGAAAACATTTTTGTATTTTACTAGAGGTGACACTACAAGCACTACTAGTCCTTTAATGTTTCAAAAACCACAAATATTTATAACATCTGAAAGACTTACTTTCAGTTCAAGATTTGATGATATATATTTATCATCTGGTAAAG